CCAAATTAAAACAATTATAACACAAAAGTAAATTATGAAAAGTAGATTAGAAAAAGTTTATAGCAAACTACCAAACCAAAAAGTAAACCTTAAAGCACAAAGACTAGAATTAGGTGCAAGTGATATGTATGAAAATGCAGTATCTGGAAGCAAAATTCTAGGTATGATTTATGAAAGCAATAGCGATTTATTAGATATTAAATTTAAATATCAGTCAAGTGTTGAAGTTGCTAAAGATTGGTTAGCATCTTTAGAAGCAGATATGGAAGATTTTAGTGTTAAAGCCAGAGAACTAGGGATTGATCCAAATGACCAAGATTTTTACCAATATTCTGGTAATGTAGTAGAAGAAGCATTATCAACAATACAATATGGTGAAGATGTAATAAGTGCTATTAATAAATTAGCACCATAATGCAAAGAAACAACAAAAATAAAACTTTCATCCCTAGTAGAACATCACCTACTGGCGGTGGTCGTGCTTGTTTATGTTGGGATAAAAACACATATTCAATAGAATGTTGTGATGGTTCTATTCAAGCACAAGGTATAGGAGTAATAACAAGAACAGACTGAAAATGCAAAAAGTAAATTAATAATCGTTATATAAATAGTATGGAAAAAACAAAAATGTTAAATCAAATTAGAACACTTCTAAACATCGAGGTAAGACTTGAAGAAATGAAGTTGGAAAACGGCACTGTAGTAAGTGCTGAAACATTTGAAAAAGGAAGTGAAATCTTTATTGTCACAGATGATGAGAAAGTAGCAATGCCAGTAGGGGAGTATATCCTTGAAGATGGTAGACTATTAGTAGTTGAAGCAGAGGGTATGATTGCAGATGTCAGAGATGTATCTGATGAAGTACCAGCTAAAGAAGAAACTGAAGATCTTGAAGAAGTTATTGAAACTGAAGTACCAGAAGAAGTAGTACAAGAAGTTGAGGCTATTGTTGAAGCAGTAGTTGAGGTAATTGCACCAGTACTTGAAGAAGTAAAATCTGAAATTGAAGAACTTAAAAAGAAGTTTTCAGATATGGATGTGAAAGAAGAAGAAAAGAAAGAAGAACTTTCAGCAGCTAGAAAACCAATTAAACACAACCCAGAAGCAAAAGCACCACAGAAAAAACAAATGCAATTTGCCAAAGGACAATTTAACACAACACTTGATAGAGTATTAAACAAATTAAATAAATAAAATGAAAAAAAGAAACGTAAATTTAGCAACTACAACTAACATCACTACTAGCTATGCTGGAGAATTTGCTGGTGAGTATATCGCAGCAGCTTTATTGTCTGCATCAACTATTGATGATGGTGGTTTAACAGTAAAAGCAAACATCGCTTTTAAAGAAGTAATCAAAAAACTAGCTACAAATGCTTTAGTAGCATCTGCATCTTGTGACTTTGATCCAACATCTACAGTAACACTAACTGAAAGAATTATTGAGCCAGTAGAATTACAAGTAAACCTACAATTATGTAAGTATGATTTTGTAAACGATTGGGAAGCTCAATCAATGGGTTATGGTCTTGGTCAAACATTGCCACCAAAGTTTTCTGACTTTATGATTGCTCACGTAGCATCAGAAGTTGCACAGAACACAGAATTTTGTATCTGGCAAGGTGATACGGCAGCGGGAACTAACAACTCTTTTGATGGGTTTGAGAAACTAATTGCAGCATCAGCAGCAGCGGGAGATATTCCAGCAGCACAACAAGTTGCAGCAGTAGCGGGTGGATTGTTATCTACAAACATCATAGACGAACTTTCTAAAGTAGTTGATGCAATACCAGCATCACTATACGGAAAAGAAGATTTATTCTTATACATCGGAAGTAAAGCAGCTAAACTATATGTACAAGCACTAGGTGGATTTGGAGCAAATGGTTTAGGAGCAAATGGTGTAGCAAATATGGGAACACAATGGTGGAACAACGGAAGCCTAACAGTAAACGGTGTTAAAATATTTGTATGTCCAGGAATGTCTGACAACAAAATGTATGCAGCACAACGTTCTAACTTATACTTTGGAACTGGATTACTAAATTCAGCACAAGAAGTAAAAGTATTGGATATGGCAGATTTAGATGGTTCAAACAATGTACGAATGATAATGCGTTTTACAAGTGCAGTACAATTCGGAATTGCATCTGATTTAGTAGAATACGCATAGTAATTAATTAATCTATAAAAAGGGGTGGGTAGGTAATCTGCTCACCCTTTTTTTTTAAAACATAAAAAACAATGGCTTGTACATTAACAACGGGTAGAAAACTACCTTGCAAAAGTGCTTTTGGTGGCATTAAAAGAGTTTACTTTGCTGATTATGGTGACATTACTGCAATCACAGTAGATGCGCCAACTGGTGAAGCAACATTTACGGGAACACCAACTTGGTATGAATATGATGTAAAAGGTAATTCATCTTTAGAAACTACTGTAACAAGTAGCCGAGAAAATGGAACAACTTTTTATACTCAAACTTTAAACCTTACATTAACATATTTAGATGCTTTAACGCAACAAGAACTACAAACACTTGCAGTAGCAAGACCATACGTAGTAGTAGAAGATTACTATGGTAATAGTTTCTTATGTGGGTTTGAAAATGGTATGGAGTGTACTGGTGGAACAGTAGTAACTGGAGCAGCAGCGGGAGATTTAAGTGGGTTTACACTTACCTTTGAGGGTATGGAAGAAACCGCACCTTATTTCCTTGCAAGTGCAGTAACTGGTGATGCAGCACAAGTAGACCCAACTGCATAATTAATATTTATTTTAAATTGAAAGCATCCTTTATAGGGTGCTTTTTTTTTGTTTTTACAAATTAGTACTATTTATACGTTATATAAGTGATGATTTTATTTAACCCAACTACAACAAATAGGTTTACTTGCATACCTAGAGATTATGTATCAAGTGCATATATGACTATTAGAGATGATAGCACAAATGTGATTGTTGATTATACATTAGTACCTAGAGTTGCTGGTGTTGGTAATATTGAAATTGTAAACGATACCTACAATGTATATAATGATACCTATTCAAATTTAGTTGAGGGGCATTTTTATGATTTAACTATATATTCAGATGCACTAAAAACAAATGTAATATATAAGGATAGGATTTTCTGTACTGCACAAAAAGCAGAAATTGATGCAGATAACAATTATTTCTATAAAGTAAATAAAGACCAATATACAGAATACGATGGTAACAATAATGACTATATTGTAATATGAGAAAAAGAAACGAAAAGGGACAATTTGTAAAATCAAAAGTGTCTGAATTTGGCTTTGTAAATTTAAGTACATACACATCACCAGAGGTAAAAGAAGTTAATGGTGCTGATTGGATTGAATACGGTGCAGATAACAATTATTTTCAGTTCCTTATTGACCGTTATAATGGTTCACCTACAAACAATGCTGCTATAAATGGTATCTCACAAGCTATTTATGGAAAAGGTTTAAATGCTACAGATAGCAACAGAAAACCAAATGAGTATGCACAGATGGTTTCTTTGTTTAGAAAAGATGTAGTGCGTAGGGCTTGTTATGATCTTAAACTTATGGGACAAGCTGCAATACAAGTTATCTACTCAAAGGATAGAAGCAAGATTGTTCAGTTAGAACATATGCCTATTGAAACATTAAGAGCAGAAAAATGTAATGAAGATGGTGAAGTGCCAGCATATTACTATTTTAATGATTGGGCAAACATAAAAAAGACTGATGAACCATTAAGAATACCAGCCTTTGGTATGTCTAATGAAGAAATAGAGATATACTACATCAAACCTTACAAGAGTGGGTTTTATTACTACTCACCCGTAGACTATCAAGGTGGTTTGCAGTATGCAGAACTTGAAGAAGAAGTATCTAACTATCATTTGAACAACATAATGAATGGTTTAAGTCCATCAATGTTAATCAACTTTAATAATGGTACACCTAACCAACAAGAAAGACAATTAATAGAAACGAAAATAGCACAGAAGTTTTCGGGTACATCTAATGCTGGTAAATTCATTTTAGCTTTTAATGACAATAAAGAAAGCCAAGCAGAAATAACACCAGTACAATTAAGTGATGCACACAACCAATACCAATTTTTAAGTGAAGAAAGCACATCAAAAATAATGGTTGCCCATAGAATTGTTTCACCAATGCTTTTAGGTATAAAAGATGGTAGTGGTTTAGGTAACAATGCAGAAGAAATAAAGACTGCTAGTTTATTAATGGATAACACCGTTATAAGACCGTTTCAAGAACTTTTAATAGATAGCTTTGATAATATACTAGCTTACAACGATATTAGCTTAAACCTATACTTTACGACGTTACAGCCACTAGAATTTACAGAGGTAGACCAAACATTACAAGACAAGGAAACTATTGAAGAAGAAACTGGTGTTGAAATGGCAGTTAATCTAAAAAAGATAGATGGCAAAGATGTTTACAAGACTAAAGAAGAAGCAGAAAAGGTAGCTGATGAAATGGGTTGTGGTGGATCAC